CATAACTGGTGGTGGTGGAGAAGGTGCTGTTGCAGAATCAACAATTAGAAATGGTAGATTAGAAAAAATTGAAGTAAAAGATCCAGGTGCTGGTTACTCTTCTACACCAACAGTTGCTCTTAAATCTTCATTCAACTATGTTGTTAACGTTGACTTAGGATTACTTCAGTTCTCATTCCCACATGGTATTACAAATGGATCACAAGTTACTTTAGATGTAACAGCTACTGATGATGGTCAAGACTTCCCACTTGCATCTGGTGCTATTGGTCGTTTGAATGGAACTACAACTTATTTTGCTATTGCTGGTACTGCAAACTCTCTTGAAGATGATCAGTTAAAATTAGCGATCACTGCTGCAAACGCAAACTTAGGTGATGCTATTACTTTCATAAACGCAGGTAATGGTCGTCAATCACTATTAACTGAATCATTTGGTGGTGCTGCTGAAGCAAACGTTATTACTTCTACATTCTTAGAAGGTGAACTTGTTTATCAAGGTGATTCTTTTGAAACTGCAACTGCACAAGGTTTTGTTTCTACCAACAATGGTTGGCAAGTTGGACCTAGAGTTATTAAGATTGTTGATTACACAGGTAACTTTGCTCAAGGTCAGAAAGTAACTGGTGTTATTTCTAAGTCTTCAGGTACTATTAGTGATCTAAACATTGCTAAAGGTGTTCTTGAAATTGGATCTATTACTAAAACTACTGGTCAGTTTATTGATGATGTTGGTAAACCTTCAGAAATTATTCAGAAGATTCAAGACTCTTATTATTATCAGGACTTCTCTTATGCTGTTAAGTCTGCTGTTTCTATTGGTGAATGGAAAGATATTCTTATTAAAAACGTTCATCCTGCATCATTTAAAGTATTTGGTGAGTTAAATCTAAATGAATATGGTCAGATTCCTAATAAAGAAACTGATTTCCAATTAACTAAGTCTGTTGAACTTGCTAGAGAAGCGATTGTTCCTAATATTCAAAACTTTGCTTTAGTTGAACCAATCTACTCTACATTTAATAATACTGAAGTATTCTTCCGTCAGAAACGATTAACATCTTCTGAGAATATTCTAACTTCTGTTGTTCAAAGATTAGATGATATTTCTAGTTTATTTGATGGTGTAAGAATTTCATTCCCTCTAACTGTTAACGGAGAAAACGTTGTTGCAAACGCTAATCAGTTAATGATTGTATTGAATGGTGTTGTTCAGAATCCTGGTTCATCTTTTGAAATTCAAGGAGACTCTGTTGTATTTGCTGAACCACCTGCACCACCTGCTAGTGTTAAGTATGTAAGTGTTACTATTTCACAGATTGCAACTGTTGAAATGACATTTACTAATGTCAGTGGTATTTTCCCTTATGTTGGTAACACTATTGCTGGTGTTACTTCTGGTGCTAGATTGATTGTTACTAAGGTTGTTGGTGACGTTGTTTCTGGTTACATTTCAGAAGGAACATTTATTACAGGTGAACTTATTACTGGAAGTGTTACTGGATTTGCTTCAAACCTTAATACAGTAACTAACGTAACTAATCTTGGTTTATTCACGTTTGGTGAAACAGTTACTAACTTTGCAGGTGACACTGCTATTGTTGAACAAATTAACTTAGAGACAGGACAAGAAACACCTCTTGCTGATCTTCGTTTTGGAATTGGTGCTGCTACAACTACTATTGATTTAGTTAGTGCTACAGATGCTACTGCTGCTGTAACTGCTGGAACAATCGTTGCAACCGATAAGATTCAAATTGGATCTGAAATCATATTGGTTAATAGTGTAACTAATTTCTCAAATTACACACAGATTACAGTAACTAGAGCACAAGATGGAACTGCTGCTGTTGGTCATTTAGAAAGTCAACCAGTCTACGGAACTAATATTTCTGTTACTAATAATCTAACTTTAAGTAAGACTGCAGGTACATATCAGTCTACACCAGGTCTCTTTAACATTCAAAATAATGATGTTATTATTGCTGCAAATTCTGGTGTAGT